GCGCGTATGTCCATCCGCGTCCTCGCCCCAACGCAGAGTGAATGCGACTTCGAAGCCGTCCAAATCGGAGCGGCCAGACCAAACGAGCTTCATTTGCTACCTCCTGTAATGCAAAACGCTGACATTTTAACAGCGAAAAGCTAAAGCCTGTAAAGCAAAAAATTCCTCAATGATTTCAACGATAGGGTAGTTCTACCCACGAACAAAACGAGAACAAAACGGGGGGCACTATAGCACTATGGCGGAACAAAGTGTGGCGATTTTGGACAAGGACTGTTGAAATTGTTGGGTTTTTTGACAAGCGCTAATTTTTTCGGAAACATAAGGGGGGCTAGGAAAAGAGAGTGTTCGTTTTTTTTTTTTTTGGAACACTCTCTCTCCTAAGGGGCTCTACATGTCCTGGAGAGATACACATAATAGGGTCTTTCCTTTTTACCTCTAGTGCAATGCAAGGGAAAACCAATGGGTTAGCACGGATATAGTGTTTTTCGCTATTGTTAGAACTCTAATAGTGCTTCCCAGCAATTCCGGCGGTTTGCGAGACTGTTACCGATCGGTACCATCAACCACAGAATTCGGAATGTAATTTCTGAAAATCCGCATGTTGCAGTGCGATAACCCATTGATTTTGTTGGCGAAAATGCCTTTTCGTAGAAAAATCAATAACATAGGTTTTCGCAGCAAAATCAATGCCTTAGAAATTCCTCAATGATTTCAACGCGCGCACGCCCTGGTTGTTTAGTGCTATGGTAGTGGCTACCCCCCAGTTGTCACCATTTCTTGTTTTGTTCTAGTGTTAGCACTGGTGGGGCTACCCCAGGTTGTTTAGTGATACCTAGTGGCCAACCCCAGGTTGTCACTAACTCGGGCTCGGGAGGAGTCCCAGGACCCTCCTATAAAATTTTATGGGGACTCGCCTTCCAACTTGACCGTATTTTCAAATTCAGTTACAAATACGTTTATCCTTTTGGAGGAGTGCTCATGTTGTGGCAAATAGCGGACGTGAGTTTAGCGGTGTTTATAGTGACACTTTCGGGGTTAGGTATTCTGTTTTGTGCGCTTATCGTGTTATTCTTTATAATAGAAATAGTAGACACGGCACGGGGAAGTTAAAATGTCCGTAACCACCAAACAACTCAAAGTCTTCAACTTCATCTATTCCTATATGAGCGAACACCAAGAAGCCCCGAGTCTAGGAAAGATTGCTGGTGGCACGGGACTAAACAGCATATACAGCGCCTATCGCTATGTGGACGTGCTATGCCAGCAAGGATACTTGTCTAAACTCAAAGGTGTGCCGCAGTCCATAGAAATTGTGAAGGTGCCTCCGCTCGGCGTCAGCCCGACCACGGGCGAGCCGAAGACCGGAACCGATCTCGACGCTAGGCTGCGCGCGGCCTATGCCAGGGGCGTCATGCAAGGGCGCAAGGACTCCGCGCAAGCCGACGCCATCGACGCCGCCGACCAACGCGGCTACAGGCGTGGTCTCGCGGACGCTCGCGCCAAGTTGCCCGCCACGCGCCTGGCGGCATACGACCAGGGCCATGCCGATGGACGCGGGGAAGCCAAGCGGGACTTGACGGAGCGCCGCCGATATGCAGAATAGTCGCGCGAGTTTCCCCCTGTTCTCGCAGCATTGGCCCGGCTCGTGCCGCCTCAACACGGGCCGGGCCTTTTAGCGATGGACCGTCGCGAACTCCTACTCGAAATCGGCCGCGACGACGCGCTCGCGCATGAAGTTCTTTTTGCCGAGCGGCATCTCGACGAGACCCCGCGCTTCCACGACGAGATGATCCGCGCCTGGCACTCGGACGCGCCACGCGTGCTGACGATGGCGTTTCGCGGTTCCGCCAAATCGACGCGGGCGGAGGAAGCCATCTGCATCGCCGCCGCGCGTCATGCCGTCGAGAATGTGGTCATCCTCGCCGAGAGCGAGCAGCGCGCCATCGATCGCGTCCGCTCCATCAAGTTCGAGTTCGAGAACAACGAGGCGCTGCAAACGCTGTTCGACGTCCGCCCCGGCGCGATGTGGGGCGACAAGAAGATCGTCCTGAGCAATAACGTGATCATACAGGGCTACGGCCGGGGGCAGTCCCTCAGAGGCGTGAAGTACCTCAATGCCAGGCCCGATCTGATCTTTCTCGACGACATCGAGACCGAGGAGACGGTGCTGACGCCGGCCAGCCGAGACAAGGTCAAGAGTTGGTTTTACAAGACCGTGATCGGAAGTTTGCGCCCTGGCGGCCGGATACGCGTCGCCGCGACGCCGCTCGACCCCGACGCGCTGGCGGTCAACCTCGCGCGCGACCCGACTTGGACTGCCAAGACCTACCCGATCGAGCACGTCTCGCCGACGACCGCCGCCCGGTTGCCGACGTGGCCTTCTCGCTTTCCGCTCGACGCGATCGATCGTCTGAAGGACGAGTTCCTGTCCGCCGGCAAGCACGACGCTTTCATGCAGGAATATATGTGCGAAGCCGTCGACCCGTCGACCCGCGTCTTCCTGCCCGAGTATTTCCGCCACGTGCCGCGCGCCCCCTCCTGGCACGCCGTCTATGCCGTCTACGACCCGGCGCGCACCGTCAAGCAGACCAGCGCGACGACCGGCAAGGTGGTGTTCTCGTGGATCGGGAGTAAGCTGGTCGTCTGGGAAGCCGACGCGCAAAAGTGGTTGCCGGACCAGCTCGTGGAGGACGTGTTCGATGTCTGTTCTCGATTTAACCCCGTGCTTGTCGCTGTTGAAGAGACCGGCTTGTCCGAATGGATTATGCAGCCTTTGCGTCGCGAACAGGTCCGGCGGGGAGTGCTTGTGCCCCTCCGGGCTCTTAATGCTCCTCGGGGCAAGCTCGACTTTATACGTGGGTTGCAACCATTCTTCAAAGCGGGACAGCTCGAATTTGCTGGTGATGCTGTTGGCGTGCAAACCCTCAAACGACAGCTTCTCGCTTTCCCCACCGGCGACATCGACGCCCCCAACGCCCTCGCCTACGCCCTGACGCTGCAACCGCAACAGCCCGTTTATGACGCGTTCGACGGCGACGTTCATATCGCCGACCATGCCGAGCTCATTCCAGGCGCGCCGCCGTGGCTGGCGGTCAATGCCGACGCGACGCTGACGACCGCCATCCTGTGTCAGGTGCAACGCGGCGCGACGCGCGTGCTCTGCGACTGGATGCGCGAGGGCGATCCAGGCGTCGCGCTATCGGACATCCTGAAGGAGGCGCGCCTCGAGGTCGCCAGTCCTCGACATCGCCTGGCTCCGCGTTCGGGCTCCCCGCTCCCGACTCTTCGCCTCGTCGCCCCGCCGGAGCATTGGGGCGACTATGACACTATCGGCCTTCGCGCCGCCGCTTCCCGTCTCGTCAACGAGCTGACGCGCGGAGGCGACTTGCGCCAAGGGCGCGAGGAGCTCCGAACCGCCATGACTCACTCGGTTCACGGCTCGCCGGCGTTCCTCGTCTCTCCGCGCGCGACTTGGACGCTCCGCGCCCTTGCCGGCGGGCATGCCTATCGCCAGCATAAGACCGCGCAAGAACTCGCCAGCGGCCCTTACGCGCTGCTGATGGCGGGCTTGGAGGCGTTCGCCGGCCTTTTGCGCGCGGGGGATGAAGTGGACACCGCCGGCCATTTCTCCTACACTCCCGAGGGACGACGGTATTTGTCGGCGCTGGCGAGGGCCACATGACCGCCAATCTGCAACCCGAGATCATCACGGGCGCGATCTACGAGCCCGCTTTCACGACGCTCGCCGCCGGACAGCGCACCGCGCTCACTTGCGACGACACTGGAGCGCTTCGCGTGACGGGTGGGGGAGGCGGAGGGGGCGGAGCGATCACCGCCCCGCTCGGACCCGCGACGACGGAAGCCGACGCGGTGGCGGTGGTGCCGATCGTCAACACGGTCACTTGGACGCAGACGGAAGTGACTTTGGACGCGGCGACCTCGACGACGTTGATCGCCGCCAATGCCGGGCGAAAAGCCCTGCGGTGGATGAACGTCGGAGCCAATCCGATGACGGTCGCGCCGGGAGCCGTCACGGTCGTCGCCGGCGTCGGCTTCAATTATGATCCTGGATCGAGCGCCATCAATCAGGGCGGCGCGGACGACTTCGCCGCCAATGAGATGTCGACGCAAGCGTTTTCGGCGATCTCGACCGGCGGTACGACGGTCGTCGTGTGGGAGGGCGCATAATGGCTCCGGTTCCTCCTCCGCGTCCCGGTCCCGCCGGCCCCACGGGTCCGACTGGCCCGAGTGGCGGCCCCGTGGGTCCGACCGGCCCAACGGGCGCGACGGGAACGGCGGGTTCGGCCGGAGCCGTTGGCGGGACTGGCCCGACCGGCGCGAAGGGGAACACGGGCGCGACCGGCTCCGCTGGCGGCGTTGGCCCCGTGGGTTCGGCGGGTCCGACCGGCCCAACGGGGCCGACAGGCGCGGGGACCACGGGCGCGACCGGCCACACGGGGCCAACCGGCCCGGCGGGAGCCACGGGCGCGGGAGCCACGGGCGCGACCGGAGCCACCGGCCCGCCAGCGGTTCAATCGTTCGTGTCGATGACCGCCAACACGACGGCCTCCGGTGGCAACAACGGCAAGACGTTCCGCTCGACGGCCTCGGCTTCGATCACGCTGTCGATCGACGCGAGCCTTGGCGTCGGCTTCAACGGCCAGGTCATTCAGGCTTCCGCCGCTGGCGTCGTGGTCTTCGTCGGCACGGGCGGCCTTTCGCTCGTCAGTCGGCCCGGCTACACGCAGACGGCGGGACAGGGCGCGGTGATGTCCTTCATCATCGATAGCTCCTCGACGTTGACGATCGCCGGGGACGGCCAGTGAGCGCGATGACTCCGGGGCTGTTTCCCGGCGGTCCGGTCGTGGCGTCGGCGCTTTCGTGGAAGCCGCTTCGCATCAGCGGTGGCGGCCTTTGTCATAAGATCAATTTCGCCTCCGATGGCAGCAGGGTCACGGCATCGGACGTCGGAGGTGGATATATCGCCGCGCCGGGGCAAAACTGGGTCAGTGTCTTCGGGCCGCAATCGATGCCGAGCTTGGCGGGGACCTTCGCCAACGGCAATGGTTGCTGCGATATTCTCTTCGCGCCGGGTAATCCAAATCGACTGTACGGCGTCTATCCCGTACACAACAAGTTCTCCGCCAGCGGGCTTTGGACATCCACAAATAAAGGGGCGACGTTGACGCTGACGGCGATTACCTCACTGACCGCCCAAGCCTCCGACCCCAACCAGCATGACCAAGTCCTCTACGGCCATATCATAGCGGTGAGCCCCGCCAATGACGCGGTGTTCTTATTCGGCAATTCCACATTAGGCATAGTCCAGTTATCCGTGGATGGCGGAGCGACGGTGTCGACGGTCTCCGCCATTCCGACGCCTACCGGTCAAGTCAGCAGCGTCAACGCCTATTACTATGGCCTCGACTTCGATCCGACATCCTCCGGCAACCGCGCCGTCGTGCCGAGCTGGGGCAACCAATGCACGGTTGGCACGTCTATACTTTCCACGCCGGTCTGGACGCCGACAACCGGCGGTCCGACCCATGTAACCAGCGGTGATTTTTCACTGGACGGTTACTATTACTGCTCCAATCTCGTCGGCACGACAACCGAGGTTTGGCGACTGTCGCCATCAAATACATGGGCAAAAATATATACATCGAGTTCGTACAATCTCTGCGTCGCATGTCATCCGACTACCGCCGCGACGATCGCACTCGCCATCACTAACGGCAGCTACCAGATTTGCACCAACGCCAATGCCGCGACGCCGACGTTCCCCGGCTTCACGAATTCAAACCATTACTCCGCCCCTGCTGGGCAGTCCACATGGCAAGTCGCTAGCAACGACAACTTCGCGACCCTCAACCAAATCGCGTTCGACCCCCTCAACCCAACTCATCTATGGGGAGCTGCGGGGAACGGGACATTTTACGTAGACATCACCACCTATACCGGCGGCGGCACGGCGTTCTGGAATATAGAATTCAACGACATCACCAATATGGCGCCGCAGAGCATCGCGGCGTCGCCCAGCGGAAAGGCCGTGTCGACCCAATGGGATCGTCCCCTATTCACCTACGACCTCGCGACCAACGCCGGTTGCTCAACCTATGGCCCCGCCGCCAATCTCGGCGGCGTCTACAATGTCCCGTGCACGGTCGATTACTGCCGACAGACGCCGACTTTCTGGATTGCGGTAGTCCCGCTGCTCGGCGTCACGACGCTGATGACGTCGTCGGATAACGGGGCGACATGGATATCCTCTCCGACTCAGCCGAACACTCTCAACTCCGCGCAGCCCCAGGCCGCGACGACGACGGATTGGATGGTCGCGGATTTCGGCAACGCAGTCATTCGGCACACATTGAATGGTGGGAGCTCGTGGAACACGCCCGGCGGCCTGCCGGCGCAGTCATCGCTCGGAACAAACACACGCATATCGCTGGCCGCCGACACGGTTACGATCGGAGATTACTACGCCTATATCCCAGGTCACGGCGTTTATTACTACGCCGCCGGGTCGGGAACCTGGGTACAGCAGAACAGTTCCCTCGCAACCGCGTTGTCCGGAAACGACAGCGGCGCGATGAATTTCAAAGCCGCGTTCGGCGCGGCCGGCGTGCTGGCCGTCACCTGCGGGCCGAATGGCGGCAGCGCGCAACCGCATCCAAATACTGGCGTGAATGCCGGCTTATTCATCTCGACCGACAAGGGCGTCACTTGGTCGGCGGCGACGGGCGTGCAAGAGCCGCAATGCCTCGGCTGGGGCATCACGGTTCCCGGCGACCCGCATCCGAGTCTGTTCTTCTATGGTTGGTTGGGCGGGGCGATGGGCACCTATCGCTCGGGCGACTACGGCTCGACCTGGGAATTTCTCGGCGAATACAACGGCCCGTCGTGGGGTGTGCCCGTCGCGATGGATGGCGACAAGGTCAATCAGCGTCAGGTCGTCGTCTTGTTAGGGTTCGAATCGGCCTTCAGCGGTGCGTATTACACGGTTTGATCGGAAAAACATATGTGGTTGGCCAATTCAGTTTTTCCCAGCTACACTCGCGGTAACTGAAGGCCGACGAAATGACGCCATCCCAGGTCATCGCTCTCATCAACGCCGCGATTACGTCGAATGGCGTCGGCGCGATCACCGGGCCGATCCTGAATTCGATCCTGATCGCGATCGTCAATCTGTTCTCGTCGGCTCCCGCGCTGGCGCGGATCATCACCGCCTCGACGCCGGCGACGATCGCCTTGACCGACAACCGTGTCGGCTTCCTGCGCTCGACGTCGCTCGGGGCGACCACCGCGCAGATGCCGACCGGGGCGGCGATCAATCAGGAATTCATCATTCAGGATTTGTCGGGTAACTTTTTCAACTATCCGATCACGGTGTTGGCTCCTTCCGGGCAGACGTTCGCGGGCGGGCGTGGCCAATATGTCATGAACGAGAACAATCAGACCGCGCGATTTGCCTATTATGGTTCGAACGTCTGGGGAGTCGAGGCGTCGTGAAAAAACTGCTTTTTCTTCTGGTCGCCCTGCTCTGCTTCGCCGCGCCGGCGCGGGCGCAGTTTCCCGATCAGCGTACTTACGCGCCGTTCACCGGCGGGAGCGCCAACGCGCAGACTGTCGCCATCCCCAATTACGCCTTTGACGTCGGCGTGGTGCTGCGGTTCACGCCGAGCGCGACCAACACCGGCGCGACGACGCTCGCCGTCAACGGCCTGACCGCGACCGCGGTGTTGAAGCCGGGCTCCGGCGGCTTGACGGCGCTCGGCGGGGGCGAGTTGAAGAGCGGCGTCGTGCAGGAAGTCGTGTTCGACGGCGTGCAGTACGAGCTGCTGTCGCTCGGCTCCGCGTCGGTCGCGCCGGGAGGCCCGACCGTCTACGTGCAGTTGTTTCCGACCGGAGACAACGCGACCGCGATCAACGCCGCGATCACGGCCGTCAACGCGGCGGGCGGCGGCGTGATCCAACTCTCGTGCGGCGGTCCCTACCCCGTTTCGCAAATTTTGCAGCAATCCTACGTCTACGTGCGCGGTTGCGGGCGCGACGCGACTATCCTGAAGCAGATCGCGGCGTCGAACGAAGCGATGGTGACGCAGGCCGGGATCGGATCGCTGTTCGGGTCGGGTTCGGACGGCGGTGTGCAGTGGACGGGGCTGGCGCATCTGACGCTCGACGGCAATATCGCCAACAACACGGCGGGCGATTGCCTGCAAATGTATGGGCGCTACCCGCGTTGGGTCGACTTGAAGATCACCAATTGCATCGGCAATGGGATCAGGACCGAATGGTCGTTGACGGGGATTCCCGGCCCGCCGACCAACCCCGTGACGACAGATATCGGTTTGGAGGGGTTTTTCGAGGACGTTCATGTTTGGAACGTCGGCCAGGACGGTTGGTTGTTCAACGGTCCGCATGACTCGACTTTCGTCGGCGTGATCGTTGCTGGAGCGAGCGAGGCGACCAATGGGAGCTACATCGGGTTATACATCGGTCCGAACGGCAACGGCCGGTTCGACGCGCTGCACGTTTACGCTTCCGACATCGCGGGTAACGTCGCCGCGTGCGGCGTCGATATCGAGAGCGCGGGCAACACGTTCACCAATAGCAACTTCGAGGGTTCGCAGACGCCGCTCTACATCGGCGGCGGGGGAACCAATTGCCAGGGCGTGTCGTCGGGCGGTTCGTACTTCGGCTTCAACACTTTCGACGATTCCAATCAGTATTACAGTGCGACGGTCGGCTACGAGATCGTCGTGCGCAGCGCGCAGAACGTGATTCACGGACTGATGAGCGGCGGGTTTGTCGGTAGCGCGCAGAACGGGTTGCAACTCGGGAAACTCACTTCCGACAACGTCGGGTTGAACGATATTCGGTTGCTCGCGACCGAGAACAACCATGGCACGGTCGATTTCACCAATGAGCGCACCGGGATAACCAACAGCCGGATTGTCGTCACGGGTTTGCAGGGGAGCGGGGCCGGGTATCTCGGAACGCCGAACTCGACGGATACGGTCAATCTTTCGGTCAACGGCGCGGCGTCGAACGCGGCGTTCGTGCAGAACCCCTATCCCGCGACCGGCATGCAAGTGGGCGGGACGAATTACGGGACGGCGCTCGGGCAATTGATTTGCAGCTCGACGACGCAATGCTTCCTGTCGGCGGTCAATCTCAGCGGCGTCGGTTCCGATCCGAGCACTTGGGCGATCACCGCCAATGGAACCGCCGGCGGGATCACTCTCGACGTCAACGGTGGCAACCAGTTCGGCGTCAACAACGCCGGGGCGCAAGTCAACACGACGTTGCTCGTGCTCAACCCGCTGCTGTCGCACACCGCGCCGGTCATCGCCAGCGGCTTCGGAACGGGCGCGACGGTCAATGCGACCAACGTAAACGGCACGGCTTCGTTCCTGATCGACGTCGGCACGGGAGGAACCGCGACCAATGGCGTTTTGACCATGCCGGCCGCGCCCGCCGGCACGGTGACGCACGGTTGGGCCTGTCATTTCGAGGATACGACGACGCAGTCCTCGACGGTGTTTCAGACCAAGCAGATCGGGTTCTCGCCGACCACGGTGACGGTCGCCAACTTCGACACGTCGGGCGCGCAGGCGGCGTGGGCCGCGAGTGACTTCATCGAAGCAACCTGTCTGGCGAATTGATGGCGTTCAAGGCCAACCCGGTCCTCACCAAGCCCGACGATCGCGAGGCCGATTTCGAGGTCGGGCTCGACCGCGACGAGGAGCTGTCGAAAAAGAAAAAGATCGAGGACGCGCTATTAGAGGTCTATACCGAGATCGAGAAGGGCTTTCAGGCGCAACTCGATCGTTCCGACGAGATCGCCGACTACTGGGATTTGTACAACTGTAAGTTGAATCAACATCAGTTCTACAACGGCAACTCCCGAATTTTCGTTCCGATCACCCATGACGCGGTGAACGCTCGAAAAACCCGGTTCGTCAATCAGCTTTTTCCCGTCACTGGCCGCTATGTCGAGGTCACGACGGAGGATGGCACATTGCCGCAAGCCGAGATGGCGCTGTTGGAGCATTACGTTCGCGCGGCGAAACTGCGGACCCAGGTTGCGCCGGCGCTGGTCAAGAACGGCGATGTCGAGGGGCAATACACCGTCTATGTCGATTGGCAGGAGACCACGCGGCATGTCGTCAGCAAGCGGAAGAAAAAAGCAACTGTCCAGATCGGTCCCGAACACGCGGCGGAAGCTTCGGAGGCTCCTGGCGAAATGGACACGGTCGCTGATGAGGAAGGGCTTGCGGCCGAGACTGATGAAGACGTTTACGACATACATGAGGAAACAATTAAATCCGGTCGCCCGTGCGTGGAGGTCATCGCGGATAGCGACTTTCTAGTTCTGCCGATGACGTCCGACAGTCTCGAACAGGCGCTCGAAAACGGCGGCTCCGTCACGATCCTTCGGCGCTGGACGCCGGCGCAACTGAAGAAGATGATCAAGCGCAAGCTGGTCCGTAAGGATCAGGCCGACATGCTGCTTGCCGAACTCAGGAAAGAGGATCGCCCCGGTGAATACGACAAACCGAAGAAAGCTGTTGACGCTGCTGGCGTTCATCACGGTGTGCGGGGTAAGTACGCCCTTGTTTATGAAACTTGGGTCAAACTCTATTTAGGCGGAGAACGCCGCCTGTGTCGTGTATATTTTGGCGGGGACAAGCTTGTGCTTGGTTGCAAGCGCAATCCGTATTGGTCGGACCGGCTTCCAATAAAGTCCGCTCCCGTCGAGAAAGTCCAAGGCGCGTTCAAGGGCGTGAGCAAGCTGCAACCGATCGAGGACACGCAATATAGCGCCAACGACGCCATCAACGAGGGCATGGACAGCGCGGCCTACGCGTTGATGCCGATCATCATGAGCGACCCGGAGAAGAACCCCCGCGTCGGGTCGATGATCCTGTCGCTTGCGGCGGTGTGGTTGGTCGATCCCAACTCGACCAAGTTCGCCGAGTTTCCGCAGCTCTGGAAAGATGCTTTCGAGATCGTCGGCGCGGCGCGCGCGCAGATTTTCCAGACCCTCGGCGTCAACCCCTCGCAGATCACCCAGACCACGACCAGCCCGAAGAAGAAGCCGAGTCAGGCGGAGATCGCCAACGAACAGCAGATCGACATCCTGACGACGGCCGACGCCGTCACCGTGTTGGAGGACGAGATTTTCACCCCGATCCTCGCCTTTATGCTGGAGCTCGACCACCAGTTTCGTGACGAGGACTTGATCGTCCGCGAGTACGGCGAAATGGGCGCGCGCGCCAACATGCAGGCGATTCCGCCGACTCAGATGGACAAGCGCTATCAGTTCCGTTGGTTCGGCGTCGAGGCCGCGCGCAACGCGCAGGCGATGCAGCAGCAGATCGCCGCCATCAACGTCATTCAGCATATCCCGCCGAACCTCTACGAGGGCTACCGGATCGACCTCGGTCCGGCGATTTCGCAACTGGTCGAAAATACTTTCGGTCCCCGTCTCGCGCCGCTGACGTTCAAGGATGCGCGGATGGAGATCACGATGGACCCGAACGAGGAGAACCAACTTCTCGTCGAGGGGATCACCATGCCGGTGCACCTGATGGACAACCATCAGGAGCATTTGATGGTTCACATGCAAGCGCTACAGACGACTGGCGATCCGACCGGCGTGATCCGGGTTCACATGATGGCGCATGCGAAAGCGCTGGAACAACAACAGCAGGCGCAAGCCAAGCTCGGACCACCGGGGCAACAAAGTCGGGGCGGCCCGGCGTCGCGGCAACCTCGCCCCGGCGCGACGCCGGGCCAGCCGCGCGGCGCGCAGAACCCGCCTGGAGCCATCCACGAGGATCGCATGCGCGACCCGCGTTTGATGCCTTCCGCTTGACAGTCCGCAAAATACGATTAGGAATAGCAACTACTTTTGAGAGTGCGAACCATGCCCCCTCGTGACCAGGCGGAAGCTGATGGCGAAATCCCGGAAGGCATCCTCGACGATGAAGATGACCAAGTCGAAGCCGACGAGCGGGAACAAGACGATGTCCAAGACCGAGATGAAGGTCAAGGACAGCCCGATGCCGGGGAAGATGAAGAAGGGCAAGGGCGGGCACAAGCGGATGGGCGGGTATTAGCCCGCGACCGTCCACAACGCGAAACCGCCGTCGTCCGCGCGCAGCGACTCGCGCGCGAGGCGCGAGCGGAGGCCGACAACAACAAGCGTGAACTCGCCGAGCTGCGCGCCGAGATTCAACGGCAGAATCAGCAGCGCGCGCAGGAGACGCCCGAGCAGGAGTCGGCGCGTCTCGCGCTGATGGAACCCGAGCAGCGCGCGGATTATCGCCTCAACAAGGCGCTCGACAATCAGAACCGGCAAATGTCGATCATGCAGACCCGCATGGCCGACGCCGCCGATAAAAGCACTTTCGCGGCGCTTTGCACGACCAACAAGTTCTACGCCAAGGTTGCTTCTCGGGTCGAAACCAAGCTCGCGGAAATCCGCCGGCTCGGACAGAACGTCGATCGCGAGGCGCTGGCGAAGTACGTCATCGGCGAGATGGTGCTCGAACGCGGCCCCAAGGCGGCGAGCGAGCAGCGCCGCGCCGGCGAGCGCAACGTGCAACGCCAGACCGTGCGCGGTGGGGCGGGGCGCGGCGACGCGCCGTCCGATCGTGGTGACGATCGGCTCGTCGCGGCGCGTCGGCGAGCGTTGGAAGACGTGACTTTCTGAGGAGCCATCCATGCCGGTCAATACGGCGGGCCAGTTCACGGCCGACATCGAGAACTTCATCGCGGACGAGGTTCTCCCGCTCGCGCGCCGGCGGTTGGTCGCCTACCAGTTCGGCGATCCGCTGACGCTGCCGAAGGGGCGCGGCACGGTTTACACCGCGACGCGCTACCAGCGCGTGCCGTTGCCCTACGCGCCGCTGGCCGAGGGCGTGCCTCCGATCGGGCAGACCATTACGTTGCAGCAGGTGACGGCGTTCTGCCAGCAATGGGGTGATCGCATCACGCTGTCCGACGTCGCCGAGTTGACGATCAAGCATCCGCTGATGCACCAGGCCGAGCGCCTGATCGCGCTGCAAATCGGAGAGACGCTCGATCGCAACACCTTCAACTCCCTGATGGCGGGGACGCAAGTCAACACCGTCAACTCGCGGGGCAGTCGCGCGGCGCTGGTCGTCGGCGACGTGATGAACGTTCACGAGATCAACCGCGCGTTCGGCGCGCTCGACACCATCGGCTCGCCCCGGTTCGACGGCGACGAGGAGACCGACGTCAAGATCAAGGCCGACGCCGGCGGCGCGCGCGCCAGCTCCAACCCGCGCACGATGCCGCATTACACGTCGATCACGCACCCGCTGGTCATTCAGGACATGCGGGAGAACTCGACCTTCGTGCTGGCGTCGAGTTACAGCGACGTCTATCGTCTCTACAATTCCGAGTTCGGCGAAT